GCGACAAGCACCAAGGCGAATTATATGATTGAATATGGTGCAACATTTGCAACCGATTCCGAAGGATTTTTCAAGCGTAGCTTAATAGAGTCTTGCGTTGTTGGAAAAGCTGGAACTTCCTTAGCAGATATTAATTTTTCAGCCTCTTTAGTGGGCGAGATAGGCATTGAGCATGTGATGGCTGTTGATCCGGCATCTGAAAGAGATAACTTTTCTGTTATTATTTTGGCTTTACATCAAAATATGAGAAGGATTGTCTATTGCTGGACAACTAATAGGGCAGCGCATAGGGAAAGATTAAAGCGAGGAATCACAAAAGAACAGAACTTTTACTCTTATTGCGCCAGAAAAATAAGGGATTTAGCTAAGTTATTTCCATGTAGAGAGATTGCCATTGATAGTCAAGGTGGTGGTATTTCGGTAGAAGAAGCCCTACATGACGAGTCAAAGCTCTTGCCAAATGAGGTTCCGTTCTGGAGAACTATAGATCCAGATATCAAAAAAAGAAAAGATTCTGATGATAAAGCTGGCCAACATATATTAAATATGGTTAATTTTGCAGATGGAAAGTGGGTCGTAGAAGCAAATCACGGTCTTAGAAAAGATATGGAAGATAAAGTATTGCTATTCCCATTTTTTGATAGCGTATCTATAGGATTAGCTTTTGAAGATGATAGAGATAAAGGGCGTATTGTTTACGATACATCTAGTGGCAAAGATATACAGTTATATGACACTTTAGAAGATTGTGTTATGGAAATAGAAGAGTTAAAAGATGAATTAGCCAGCATAGTTCATACATTAACATCTGGTGGTAGAGATAGATGGGATACTCCAGACTTTAAAGATCAGATAAGAGGAAGCAGAACAAGAAAAGATAGATATTCATCTTTGCTTATGGCTAATATGACAGCTAGACAAATACAAAGAACTATAGTCCAAGACAATTATGTTTCTGTTGGTGGATTTTCTAATTCTTTATCTGGCAAAAATACAGGCAAACCTTTATATATAGCCCCAGAATGGTTTAACCAAGGATTGAAAAAGAGCGGAAATTATGGCGAAGCTATAAGAAGAGATTCGGTGTAATTCAATTATGATCTAATTACAATTTAATAAGCAGGATAAACATGAGCGATAAAAAAGACTTATTCGTTACTTGGGAAGAAAATAACTTAGAATCTAAAGAAAAAGCCATTGCTAAGAGCAATAATAATGGCCAAGCAGTTAAGAAGACTGTTGGTACAAGTAGTTATAAAAACATTGAATCTCCAAACATTTCTGTTCGTGAAGGCTTTGATCGTAGGGATTACGACTTTTTTAGGCCAAATGAACAAATACCAGTCCGTGATAAAGAAATAATGACGGCCTGTATGCAAGCTTATGAAAGAATAGGCATTGTTCGCAATACTGTAGATATGATGAGCGAATTTGCTTGCCAAGGAATTGACTTGGTTCACCCAAACCAAAAAATAGAAAAGTTTTATAAAGAGTGGTTCAAGAAAATTAGAGGTAAAGAAAGAACTGAAAGAATACTAAATCTTTTATATCGTGCAGGAAATGTAATTATTAAAAGAGCAAACGCCATATTAAAACCAGAAGAAATAGACATTATCCAAAAGGGTATGGCAGCTGAAACAAAAAAGAATTTTATTAAAAAACCAAAACAGTCACAAGTTCCTTGGGAATATACTATATATAATCCAACAACAATAGAGGTTTATGGCGAAGAAGTAGCTCCATTTATTGGCCCAAAAGCTTTTAGATTTGGCGTTAGATTAACAGAAAGTTTTTCTAGAAAAATAAAAAATCCAAAATCCGATATAGAAAAAGAAATTGTAAAATCATTACCTAGTGAAATGGATGATTATGCAGTTCGTGGCGGATTTTTAATTCCGTTAGATGTAAATAAAACTGTAGCTTTATACTACAAGCGTGATGATTGGCAAGTATGGGCAAAGCCGATGTTATATGCTTTGCTAAAAGATTTGCAAATGTTGGAAAAAATGAAATTAGCTGATTTAGCAGCTTTAGATGGAGCTATTAGCCATATCAGACTTTGGAAGCTTGGATCGCTTGAACATCGTATTTTGCCAACCGAAGAAGCAATTAATCGTCTTGCTGACATGCTATTAAATAATGTCGGTGGCGGAAGCATGGATCTTATTTGGGGTCCAGAAATTGATGTTGTTGAAACTAAAACTGATTTAGTTAATTTTTTAGGCGAAGAAAAATATAAGCCTATTTTAAATTCTATTTATGCCGGACTTGGTATTCCGCCATCACTTACTGGTTTGCCAGGAGGATCTGGCTTTTCAAATAATTATATAAGTTTGAGAACTCTTATAGAAAGACTTCAATATGGCCGTGATGTAGTTGCTGAATTTTGGGAAAAAGAAGTAAAGCTTGTTCAAATGGCTATGGGATTTAAAGCACCAGCCCAAATAGTATTTGACCATCAAACTTTATCAGATGAAGCAGCAGAAAAGAGATTGTTGATTGAACTTGCCGATAGAGATCTTATTAGTGAGGAAGCGGTTCAAGAAAGATTTAATCTTATACCAGAAATTGAAAGTGTTCGACTTAGAAGAGAAAGAGATTATAGAAAACAAGATATGCTACCTCCAAAGGCATCTCCTTTCCATAGTCCGCAGCATAAAGAAGCTGTTGAAAAAATATTTACACAACTTGGAATTTTGCCACCAGAATATTTTGGCATAAAAGCTCCGGCATCTTCTATAGCTCCGGCGCAAAATCCAACTAATCAAAATGATGAGCAACCAAAAGGTGAATCTGGACAGGGAAGACCTCTCGGAAAAACTGATAGCTTGCCAAGAAAAAGAAAAGTGATTAAGCCAGCTATGGCATCTGATTTTATAGATAGGCTTAATTGGGCAGAGCAAACACAAAAGACTATAGCAGAAATAGTCCAGCCAGCTTATTTAAAGAGTATAAACAAGAAAACACTAAGAGATCTTTCTGTTGCACAAATAAATGAGTTTGAACATATTAAGTTTGCTCTATTATGCAAAACAGAACCAGATCAAAAAATTAGTAAGACTTTTATTTTTAATTCATTAAAAGAGAAACTTGAAATACCTACTGATGTAGAAGACTTCTTTAAAACTTGTATGGCTAAGTATTTAGAAAAAACTGGCAATTTACCAACATCAGAAATAACTAGAAAAATACAGGCTTCTGTATATGCGATGCACACAATCGGATTACAAAAAACCGATAATATTGATAACTCTTCATCGCAGATATCATGAACTAATAGATAATGTTCAGCATATTTATAGATGTAGAGTTTTCTTTAAACACCATCCTATTATTTATGTTTTATGGGCAGACCCAGAGATTTCCAAAAAATGGATTTTAGATGAATTACAAAAAAATAATTTAATACATAAAGTTATTTATAGAAATACAGTAGACAAAACAGGAAGTACAAGTTTTTATGAAAGTATTAATTTTAGAAAAGCGTTACCAATTATTTTTGATGAAAACGGAAATGACTGTTTTGTAATTGTTCATGCCACAGACACTAAAGTAAGTCCTATGGCTTATAATATTTTTGAAAAACAAATTAACCAAGGTTTTGATGCTTCTGTTTTTAAGTGGAATTCAGAAATGTTAAACGCATGGAAAACTGCTGTTTTTGCAGTTACATCTAATCAAGATGTTTGGCCACCATTAATAAATAATAATAACCCAGATGTTTTAGAAGCTGCTTGGCCAAAAAGTTTGAATTATAATAATTTAAAAAAAGTGAAAGTTAATGGATTTTTTGATAATTTTTATTTTGATTCAAAAAATACATCTGAGTTTTTAGCTCAGTTTGCAGACAAACCTCAAATTCAAATAGATACAATTTCTTTGTGCATAAGCGGTTATGTTCCATTGTATAAAAGAATACTCAATTGGTTTGGTGTATTTCTTAAAAAGAGGTGACACTATGATTGAACCATTCAAGACAGAAATTGAAGACGGTGTTTCCGAATTTGTAAAAGCTAGTAATTCCATAGCTTTTGATATGGTAGCTTCGGAATCATCTGTTGATGAACAGCTATTTATTAATAACAAGTTTAATAAAACAATAGCTGAAATAGCAAAAGCAGAAAATAAAAACCAAGAAGACTTATTTTATTTAAAGTCTATTTTGGTAAGTACAGGCTGGAATAAGAACGATGATGTTTTTGATGCAGAGGAAATGTGGAAAGCTAGAAGTACGCCAGAAGATAAACCATTTAATCTTGAACACAATCAAGACATTATCATTGGTCACATTACTGGTTGTTATCCAGTTGATGAAAATGGTTCGCCTATAACTTCTGATACTCCTCCAGAAAATTACAATATTGTTACATCTGCTGTAATTTATAAAGAATGGGAAAATCAAGAAAAGAAATTGCAGATTAATGATATAATTACGCAAATCCCTAATGGCACTTGGTTTGTGTCGATGGAAGCTTTGTTTAGCAACTTTGATTATGCTATGACTGATGGTAAAAAAACCAGAATTATAGCAAGAAATGAGGCTACCTCATTTTTAACAAAGTATTTAAGATCATATGGCGGAACTGGTGTTTACGGAAATCAAAAGATAGGCCGTGTTTTAAGAAATATAATATTTTCTGGAAAGGGCTTAGTTCGTAAACCAGCCAACCCAGATAGCGTTATACTACAAACCGAAGCAAAAATAGTTGATTTGGGGTATGAAAGTCTTGAGACTCCAGAAGTTAAGGAGAATTTTTCAATGTCTGAACAGATTGTCGAAAAGACCGAGGCAGCTGAAATGGAAAAGAAGGTTGAAGTCGCTGTTGAAAATACAGCCAAACTAGAGACTGAACTTTCTGAAGCTGTTGCCAAGGCAAATCTTATGCAGCAGGAGCTTACCAAAGCTACTGAAGAATTGCAGAAGATGAAAGAAGAGAAGAAAAAGAGTGATCGCATTGCTCTTGTTTCTGAAAAGCTTGGCATGTCCAAGGCAGAAGCAGAAGGCATTGTGTCATTCATGAACAACCTTGAAGATGAGTCATTTGCTGGCGTTATTGCCAAACAGAGTGATTATCTTTCTATGAAAATGGCTGAATATGAAGCTGCTGCTAAAAAGCTGAATGAAGAACTCATGATGCTTAAGAAAACAGCTGAAATGATGCCAAATCCAGAAATGGAAAAAGAAGAGACTTGCTCTTGTCCTAGAACTGTAATGGCAGAAGAGGACAATGCAGAAGTAGTCGCAACTGAAGAAGTTTTAGATAACGCAGAAGTTAAGGAAGAAGCTGCTTTGAATGTTCCTGCAAATGATGCAGATCCAATTCAGACAGTCGCTTCTCAAATCGCTGCCTATCTTGGTGTTGAAACTGAAAACCTTGGCAAGAACGAAGAATAAGGAGAAACATTCTCATGGCTCTTAAACCAGATCGCAACATTGTTGTTACCGATATTAGCAATCTTTGCAATATCGAAATTGAAAAGGGCGAAGTATTGGTATTCGGCGTTTCCGGTTCCGGTGCTTTGGCTGATGATGTAGCTACCGTAACTAGGGCATCTAATCCTTCCGGCCTTGTTCCAGCTGGTCTTTGCTTGGCAGATGTAGTGTCCATCGACATTACTCGTCAGCATCGCAACTGGCACAAAGATGAACAGTTGGTTGGCGAAAAAGTTCCTCTTCTTACGAAGGGATGGGTTGTTACTGATAAGATCGCTTCTGGGGTTTCTCCAGCAGCTGGCGAATCCGCTTATTTGGCAGCTAATGGTTTGCTAACCGATACTCAGACCTCTGGAACTCCAAAGGTCGGTCAATTCCTTGGTGGAGTTGATTCTGATGGGTATGCAAAAGTATTCATTGACCTTCCAATCGTATAATAAAGAGGAGAAACTAATACCATGAAGACCCCAACTCCAGAAATGGTTAAACTTGCTGAACAGGCTGGTAGCAACAATTATGAAGTTGCTGTAGCTGCTCAGAAGGAACTTGCCAAGGCTCTTACCCTTCCTTTGCGCCAAGGCGTTTTGAAGGGCGATATTCTTGGAAACATCTTTGAACAGGTTGTTTTCCAGCCAGGTACTGCTGTTGAATTCCCTCTCGATTTCCTGTCTCCAGGTTCTGAGAAGGACTTCATCGCTTACACCATTCCTTCCCAAGGTCGTATTCCAGAACGCCATGTTGAAGGCGATTATCTGACTGTACAGACCTATGAAGTTGGTGCTTCCATCGACTTCTCCCTTAAGTATCTTCGTGATGCTCGTTGGGATATTGTTGGTCGTGCAATGCAGACCCTTGAAGCTTCTTTTACCCGCAAGAACAATAATGATGGTTGGCATGTAATCATCGCTGCTGGTAAAGGTAGGAACCTTCTTGTGACTGACAGCGTTGCTACCGCTGGTTACTTCAGCAAGAGGCTTATTGCCTTGATGAAGACCGTGATGCGTAGGAATGCTGGTGGTAACAGCACTTCCATTAATCGTGGAAAGCTTACCGATCTGTATGTATCTCCAGAAGCTATGGAAGATATTCGCACTTGGGATATTAACGAAGTTGATGACTTCACCCGCCGAGAAATTTTTGTTTCTCAGGAAGGTGGTTTATCTCAGGTTTTCGGCGTAAATCTTCATGAGATTGATGAACTTGGTGTTGGTCAGGAATACCAGCTTTACTACACCTCTACCTTGTCTGGCTCTCTGTCTGGCAAGAGCGAGTTGGTCGTTGGTCTTGACCTTGAGAAGCGTGACAGCTTCGTTATGCCTGTTCGTCAGGAAATCGAGATCTTTGAAGATCCTACTTTCCATCGTCAGCGTAGGATGGGTATGTACGGTTTTGGTGAACACGGTTTCGCTGTTCTCGATAACCGCCGTGTACTCTTGGGCGGTTTCTAATAAGACCTATATAAAAATAAAAAGGGCAGGGCGAAAGCTCTGCCTTTTTTTATTGCATTCCCGATTTCTTCCTATAATATATTTTTAGGAGGAAAACATGGCAGTATGTAATGCTAGATCAACAGAATTTAGAGTTGGAACAAAACCCTTAACAAATTTAGTTTGCTTTCAAAATAAATTATTTCCAAGCAATGTAAATTATACAGATTTTGTCGGAAAAGTTGTATCTCTTGAAAAAGAAAATAGAAATTCATATTTTTATAGTTTTTTAGAGCAAGCATCTTTGCTAGATTCTTACGAATACTTTATTTTTGTAGAAAATTCTCAAAAGCTATCTCCGCATGTTTATAACAATTTATCAACTTGGAAACCGTTGCTTAGATATCAAGTTGATTTGGCTGTTTTAAAAATATGTAATGGTCCAATGCCAGAAAGTAAATCATCAGAATACTCAACTACTTCATATATAGAAGAAACTACGACCGGCCCATTTTTAATCTCTTCAAGGCATTTAAAAAAGTTTATTAAAAAAGTACATGATAGAAATTCAATAATTCAAACATTAAATCAATTTTTAAAATTTTGTAATACTGTTTGTTTTTGGCCGAAAGTTAATTTAGCAACAGATAATATAAAACTTGAACATCAATTTTTAGAATTTCCAATAGTGTTTCCTGACGGTGTTCCAAATAGAAGTTTTAATAATGACTATATAGATTTAGCCAGTTTGATAGTTAATAATAATATTATATACATTGGTTCTTCCGCAGCAGATTTGTTAATATTAGCACAAGCTGGATGTAAAGTTATTTCTTATAAACCAAAAAATAAAATTGATTTTATAGATAATAAAATTTGGTTACAAAGATTTGGTCTTGAGGATAGAGTTACTTTTGTTGATGATAACTTTATTCCAGACAATGAAAATTATGCGGTTGTATACTCAACTCATCAAGACATAGAAAATTCAATTAAAACAAGATACTTAGCTTATTTCCCTTTTAGCGTGTTTCTTAACAGAAGTATTTCTTTGCAAGAAGCTCAAGTTATGAATATATCATTACAAAACTACACTTCAAATATAAAGGTTAAAGTATGATAAATAATGATGTTGCAATAATAATGTATTATTGGAATCATTATAAAAGAAAATCCTTATTAAATAATTTTTATATATGTCATAATAATCTATCAAAATATAATGCTATAATTATACCGATAGAAATTTCTACAAATGGTAGTTTTGATTTGCCATTTCCAGGAACTATAAAATTTCAAACAGATCAGTTATTATGGCAGAAGGAAAGGGTTATTAATTATGTTTGTCAAAAATTAACGGATGATATAAAATATGTTTCTTTTATTGATGGAGATATTCTTTTTTCAGAAGAAGACTGGATAGAACAAGCAAAACAAAAAATTGATAATAAAGAAAACTTATTTATTCAACCGTTCTCTTCTGTTCATTATTTACCTAGAAATCATACTAAATACAATGGATTTTATACATTTAAACACGATTCTATTTCAAAACAAGTCGTTGTTTCTGGCGGAAAAGATGGTTATAAAAAAACGCTATTTTCAGAAGACTTTGTTTATGGAAATCCAGGTATAGCTTGGATAACCAAAAAAGAAACATTATTAAATAACCCTCTATATGATAAATGCATAGTTGGCGGAGGAGACACAATAAATATAATCAAGTGGTTAGATTTAGAAGAAACAAAAAGTATACCATTTATAAAGTATAAAAAATTTAAAAACAACTTTATTGACGATTTATTAACTTTGCCCAAAAACAATATTGATATTGATTATATAGATCAGCCGGTTTTTCATCTTAATCATGGAAATAAAATAGATAGACAATATGCATCTAGATTTGATTTATTAGATAATAATGATTTTTCATTGCAAAAAGATCTTGCTATAGAACAGGGTATATATAGATATGTCGGAAATAGTAATTTACTAAAAGATATTAATAAATTTTTTAATGATAGAAATGAGGATTTAGAATGAACGATTGTTATATAGTTTTAGGAACATATAGATCTGGAACTAGCGTTATATCAAAAATAATTAGTTCTTTGGGCATAAGTATGTCTGAAAAAAGTCCACAATCTGATAATGCATTGTGGTATCCAACTGGTAGTTTTAATGATAAATTTTCAAATTATATTTCATTAAATACATCTACATATTGGAAATTAAAAAAAGAAAGCTGCGTTTTTAATAAAATGGGAATAAGATCTTTTGATCTTTTAAGAAAAGGTGTTTTTGCAAAATTAATTAATGATTGTGATTTAAACATTGGTTTAATATGGTCTATGAGAAATATAGAAAAATCTTATCAAGAATATGTTTCTTTACTTGGTAGACAAGCTAATCCAGATACCATAGAAAAACAGCATGAAATTTGTCAAAATATATTCAATTCTTTTAATGGTAAAAAAATAACTATAAATTATTCAGATTTGATGCAAAATACTAATCAGATTGCAAATCAATTAGCAGATTTTTGTGGTGTATCATATATAGATGGATGCACTACAGGAATAACTCCAAAATACTTGGAATAAACAATGCATTTCAGCAAAAAACCATCGAGAATACAAGATCAAGATGATTTTGTAGGAGTTCCCGCTTCTGGACAAGTAATTAAGTTCGATGGAACTAATTTTGTTCCAGGCGTAATTACTGGTTCACAAGGTTTTCAAGGAAATCAAGGAACGCAGGGTTCACAGGGTTCGCAAGGAAATCAAGGAAATCAAGGGTTTCAAGGCGAACAAGGAATTATAGGTGTTCAAGGTTCTCAGGGTTTTTCATTTGGTTTTTCTGAATCTTTATCAACATTAACAAAAACAATCGGATTAAAAACATTAGTAATTTCTAATATATTATCATTTAGGGCTGGCGTAAGAGTAAGAATAGTTGACATTACTAATAATGATGATTTTTTAGAAGGAAAAGTAACTTCTACAAATCCAGTAACAAATGAAATAACTGTAGATGTTGATTATGTAACAGGAACTGGAAGCGCAAGTATATGGGATGTTAATATAACAGGCGAGCTTGGCTATCAAGGCTATCAAGGTATAAATGCCCCATCAATTAAATATATATATAGCACTTCTATCTCCGGTGTTCCAACACCATCTCAGTTAAGATTCAACAACCTCACTATATCTTCTGCAACAACATTAAGTTTAAGTGCTTATGATATTAATGGAAATGAAGTTCATGAGATATATAGTCTTTTTGACAATTCTACAAATTCTACAAAATCAATATTGTTTATTCAATCAATAACAAATCCTTCAAAGTTTACAGTATTTAAAATAACATCTTCTACTACAGTTAATGGAACATATGGTTCTTTTAATGTTTCTCATGTTCAATCTAGTGCTGGGTTTTCTTTAATCGCAAATGAATTAATTTCTGTATCTTTTGTTTTAGTTGGCGATCAAGGTTTTCAAGGTTCGCAAGGTTTTCAAGGGTTGCAAGGAAATCAAGGGTTTCAAGGTAATCAAGGATTTCAAGGTAGACAGGGTTTTCAAGGAAACCAAGGTAGCCAAGGTTTTCAAGGGAATCAAGGTTCTCAAGGTAGTCAAGGATCTCAAGGATCTCAAGGAAACCAAGGATCTCAAGGAGAACAAGGCAATCAAGGATTTCAAGGTTTTCAAGGTAACCAAGGAATACAAGGCTCACAAGGAATACAAGGTTCACAAGGTTATCAAGGAAATCAAGGATTTCAAGGAAACCAAGGTATTCAAGGTAGTCAAGGACAGACTGGAGCAGGAGTTACCATACAGGGATCTGATACTTGGGAAAATATATTTAATAATGAAACTTCTGGTGCTGTACTTGGTGATATGTGGCTACTTACATCAACAGCACAAGGAACTGCTTCTCAAGCATGTCCAAATCCATCTAATGGTTCCGCTGCAATAGGTGACGGTGTTGTTTATACAGGATCAAGTCCTGTTTATTGGCAAAATGTTGGTCCTATTAAAGGATCTCAAGGACAACAAGGATTTCAAGGTAACCAAGGTTTTCAAGGGTCGCAGGGTAACCAAGGTAATCAGGGTCTTCAAGGCAACCAAGGGTTTCAAGGTAACCAAGGAAATCAAGGTAATCAAGGATTTCAAGGGAATCAAGGTTTATTAGGAAATCAAGGATTACAAGGCGAGCAGGGTTTTCAAGGAGAACAAGGATCACAGGGTAATCAAGGTTTTCAAGGGGAACAAGGATCACAAGGTGATCAGGGTTTTCAAGGAGAACAAGGATCACAAGGTGATCAGGGTTTCCAAGGGGAACAAGGTTCACAGGGTGATCAAGGCAATCAAGGTTTCCAAGGGGAACAAGGATCACAAGGTGACCAAGGTTTCCAAGGAGAACAAGGGTCACAGGGTGATCAGGGTTTCCAAGGGGAACAGGGATCACAAGGTGATCAAGGTAATCAGGGTTTCCAAGGTGAACAAGGGTCACAGGGTGATCAAGGTAACCAAGGTTTCCAAGGGGAACAGGGATCACAAGGTGACCAAGGTAACCAAGGTTTTCAAGGCGAACAAGGGTCACAAGGTGACCAAGGTAACCAAGGTTTCCAAGGAGAACAAGGGTCACAGGGTGATCAAGGTAACCAAGGTTTTCAAGGGGAACAGGGATCACAAGGTGATCAAGGTAGTCAGGGTTTCCAAGGGGAACAAGGTTCACAAGGTGAACAAGGTTTTCAAGGAAATCAAGGTGGCCAAGGATATCAGGGATCAACTGGTAGCTTTGGTGGCGTAACAGTTGAATATAAAATAGACACAAATAATTACTCAATCAACGACCCAGGTGACAATTATATAAGATTTAATAACGCTTCTCTTGCATCAGCTACGCATGTTATAATTGATGATAATCCAAATAATGCAAACATAGATCTTTCGCTATTCTTAAATACAATCTCTGCTTCAACAAGCACTATAAAAGGTCATTTTAAATTATCTAAGAAAAATGACTCTACAGTATTTGCACTTTATACTATAAGCAATTCCTCAGAAGAAGAACCTAGTTTTTTTGATGTTACAATTTCTTATTTATCTGGAAGCGGAACATTTTCTAATGATGATGAAGTATTACTTACTTTTGCAAGAACTGGAGATAAGGGCGATTCTGGATATCAAGGATTCCAAGGTAACCAAGGTTTTCAAGGTACTCAAGGATCACAGGGCAATCAAGGCAACCAAGGTTTACAAGGAAGTCAAGGATTACAGGGTAATCAAGGTTTTCAAGGAAACGCCGGTGTTAGTGGCGGTTTAGTTTTATTTTTTGATACTACCGGTGGATCATATCCGCAAACTGGAGAATTATTAACGAGTGTAAATGCCGGAACACAAACCACAATTACAACTGGTAGTTTAAATATAGCAAATAATTATTTGGTTGGAACATTTACGACTCAAGTTGGCGCTTTAACTTCAACAGTTATAACTTCTGGTGTTTGGGAATTAAATTTATATGCACTTTCAAGCACTACTGGCCAAGTGCCGACTATGCATTATGGTATTTATTATGTAGATTCAGATGGCACAAGCAATGAAACACTAATTATACAAGGTTCATCTTCATCAGCTTCTGCTATTTTAACAACTCAATCATTAGTAGTTTCAGATCTCGTTGTTCCTGCTACAATTTTGCCAGATTTAACTAAAAGATTGAGAATAAAAATATATGTAAATATAAGACAAAATAATAGTTCTGCCACTTTTGAGTTTCGTGATAATACTCAAACGCATATTCATACAACTTTAGTTTCTAATCCAGCAACAGGTCCGCAAGGTTATCAAGGATTGCAAGGACAACAAGGATCACAGGGGCATCAAGGTAATCAAGGTTTTCAAGGTATACAAGGTTCACAAGGTTCACAAGGTAACCAAGGTTTCCAAGGGCAACAAGGATCACAGGGTAACCAAGGTAATCAAGGTTTTCAAGGGGAACAAGGGTCACAGGGTGATCAAGGCAATCAAGGTTTCCAAGGTGAACAAGGGTCACAGGGTGACCAAGGTAACCAAGGTTTCCAAGGTGAACAAGGGTCACAGGGTGACCAAGGTAACCAAGGTTTTCAAGGTGAACAAGGTTCACAGGGTGATCAAGGTAGCCAAGGTTTTCAAGGTGAACAAGGTTCACAAGGTGATCAAGGCAATCAAGGTTTCCAAGGATCACAAGGCCCAGAAATATTTGATTATTTAGGATCTTATAATAATGGAGTTACCTATTCAGTAGGTCAAGCAGTTACATATGATGGTTCTTTATATGTAATGACAGTTTATATTGGTGCAGCTGGATATATTCCACCATCATATCCATCTAATTGGCAGTTAGTTTTAAGCAAAGGTGACCAAGGTTCACAGGGTTTTCAAGGAAATCAAGGTTCTGGCTATCAAGGCAGTCAAGGAAGTCAAGGTAGTGTAGGTCTTCAAGGTTATCAAGGAGCTTCTATAACAGGACCACAGGGAAGTCAGGGAAGTCAAGGTACAACTGGCGCTACTGGTGCTGGTGGAGCATTAGGTTATTGGGGATCTTTTTGGTCTACACAAGATCAATTTATAACTACAGCAAATACAGAATATCTTATAACCTACAACAATTCAGACGCTGATAATAATGGAGTTAGTGTAGTATCTAATTCAAGAATAACATTTGCTTATTCTGGTGTTTATAGCATTATATTTTCTGTACAGTTAGTTAATGCTAATGTTCAAATACAAGACGCTAGTATATGGCTTAAAAAGAATGGTTCAAATGTATCTGATACTGATAGCAAGTGGAGTGTTGTAGAAAGCCATGGTGGAACTGATGGTCATGCTATTGGAACAGTTAATTTTGTTTTAAAACTTAATGCTGGTGATTATCTAGAACTAGCTTGGCAAGCAACTAATACTGATGTTTCTTTACAATATGTAGCTGCTGCTTCTCCTGCCCCAGCAATTCCAAGTATTATATTAACAGCTACTCAAGTTTTATATACTCAAGTTGGCCCACAAGGTTATCAAGGCAACCAAGGAAACAATGGGTCACAAGGTTATCAGGGGTTAACTGGACCTCAAGGAAATCAAGGGTATCAGGGCAATACTGGCTCGCAAGGCAACCAAGGAAATAATGGGGTACAAGGTAGCCAAGGCTATCAAGGAAATACAGGCTCTACTGGTTCACAAGGCAATCAAGGATATCAAGGTAATACTGGATCACAAGGGTATCAAGGATATCAAGGTGCTACTGGATCACAAGGAAATCAAGGTGCAACTGGACCACAAGGTAGTCAAGGATCTATTAGATCAC